AATTGTTTAAACTTCATTTTTTTAACTCCTTTTGTTGTTTAAAATCATATTTTTAATTGATTTAAATTAAGTGGGTTATTATCCTGATTTGTCAAGTCCGAGAAGTCTATTTTACCATCATTCCACAACTCATAACGTTTAGCCCCTAAAACTTCCTTTTGAAAAGCCTTCGGTTTGGTTTTCAGCCAATTTTCATAATCTAATTTTGCGGATACTTGCCCGTCCATGCTTGCTCTCGTGCCAAGCGGTATATCTTTCATCGTTTTATCGTATTTTTTAACAACAGGAACTTGTACCGACCTACAACCCCAATGAGCAGATGAGCCAGGGTATGCTTTGCTGTGTCCAATTGGCTCTTTAGTCGTCACGTCCCACGTAAGCCCGTCCAAGGCTTGGCAAATAGTGGTTGTTTTGGCATCCAAAGTTGCCACCCACTCTATTGCGCTGATAATGTCAGCGTTATTTTCAAAAACAGCCTCCCTTGCTTCATTGGCGGCTGAATGTATAGAGGTTCTAACCAACAACTCGGCACTTCGATAACTTCCAGCAAGCGCACCGTTTCGCTTGCGCAAACGCTTATCGCCAGTTAAATTTTGGGCAATTTCAGCGCTTCCCAATCCTTTTGAAAGTCCGTCTCTAATGGTGTCTTTAAACTTATTTTGAAACGCTGTACTTCTGCGCTTCCACCATTCTTGCGAAGCCGCACCCTCAATTAAAGGGTCGCCCAATTCTTTTATTTTAGCCTTTGGCATAGGCTTAATGTACTTAACACCAAGCGCTAAATTAATAGCGTTGGTTGTTTGTTTTTCAACAACAGATGCAAGAGAGGTAAGTAATTCTTTGTTATTTTTAGCAATATCTTTGTAAGCGCTCTTGACCATTAAATCAGTTGATTTAAATAAATTGGCGAGTTCTCGTTGGATTATTTGTTTTTTTTGGCTCGCCCACAAGCCCGAAGTTAAAAAATCGGCTATTAACTTTTTTTCCAGCGATTGGATTTTTTTAACAACCTTTTTTTTAGCACCAGCCTCCAAGCGTTGCAACTCTATTGATTGTTTTAAGGTCTTATCTTTGACTTTGTCATTAACCGATGGCATTTATTCAAACATTTCCCTTATACGGCACTGGCGGCCATTGTGGTGGTGCGTCTCTCATCTGACTGGCAACCCCCATTAAAAGTATAGTCACTATAAGCACGCCTATACCTGAAAGCATCAATATAGATGCAAATAACAAATTAAGAATATGCACGCCTGCTATTAGTAAAATAAAACCGCTATAAAACATATACCGTACCATTTTATCAACCATTTTTTACTCCCATTAGTTAATTTTCAATGTCTATTTTTTCTTTCTCGGTTTTAATACCAATTTCAGGTTCTAAAATTTCGCCGCGCTTCATGTTAAATAAGAAGGTATCATGCGAAATAGCACCTGATTGCCAAGCAGACATTAAGGCTGTCATGTCCTGCGGCGACATCCTAGTGTCAATAAAATCGGTGTTTAATTTAACTGAAATATCGCCAGTGCCGCCTTGCCAATCATTCATTATAGTTAATGCTTTTTTGACCGCACCTTCAACCATTTTAACCGCAACAACCAAGGTAGATGCTTCAGCGTTTTGGCGTAATCTAACCGTATCAGCTGCTTCAACGCCTGATTTTTGGTCATGCAACTCCAATCCTAGAGTTGCCATCATCCCCATTTTTTGACTAATGGCAACATCTAATGCCTTCAAGCCCTGCCCTGTGAACTCTAAATAGCCTGCTTTGGATTGTGCGCCTGGCAATTTCCAAACTTGAGTCGGGCCAATCTGCAACTCAACGCCTGACGACACATCTCCAATGTCCGACACCCAAGGGGTGGGTAGTGTTACGTAGTGCCGTCCATGCTCTAAATCAGCTGAAGTTCGATACAGAGACAACGAGACATCAGCAAGCGATAGAATTGACGATTTAGAAGGCTCCAAATTAAAACCATCGGTCGAAACGCCGATGAATGGAATAAAGTCTAATGGCTTTTCTCTGTTTTTTGAGACAATGTCTTCGCCCTTTATCCATTCATCCTTTTCGTTTTTTTGCCAAATATTGACAGTATATATATCGTCAATTAACGATAATTCGCGATATTGAGTCTTATATTCAACATCATAAATGTCGGTTTTTTCGGTTTTAAATGCTTCTTTCAAAATTATTTTATCGTCAAACCAGTTTGTTATTTGCTCAGTGGCATAATGGACGATATACGGGCGTTCGTTGTAATCGATTAACAAGCCTTGACGTGCCATTAATATCTGCTCTTGGAGCATAATTGAAATCAGGTTATTAAGCGATACGCCAGTGTTGGTTATATCGCTAAATAAATCAATTAATTTGGGAGGCGCTTCAATAATCGGCTCAATGCGCATAACCGCACCAACCAGCCCCCTAACTGTTTTTTCAACCCCATCAAAGTACAATGCGCGCATTTTATATGCTTCATATTGACTTGTATTTTGGCTTGGCAGTTTTGGCAGATATTTTTCGCCTTGTTTTTTGACAGCATCACCGCCCTCGAAGGTATTTCGCACTCGCTCCCATTGCTTAGCGTATTTTATATAGCTTGGATGTAATGTATCTATCGGCATTTATACTCCAGAAATTGGGATTATTTGAAGTGTTTTGGGTCGTTTAATCATCGGTTGCAGGGCATAACGCAAGGCATCAATGTAGTGATTATGCTCATCAACTATTTGCGTTAAAATATTATCGGTTAGCCTATCCACTCTGTAATTATATCTTAAAAATTCATCCGCCACTCTTAAACAGCGTGTGTGAATGTTAATGTTTTTAAAACTTTTAATGAAAGAAATGCCATCCTCAACACTGCCTGCCCACTTATGCACAGGTTCTATTCGATAACCTTGATGTTTAACATAACTAATGCTCTCTGGCCTCGCATTATCTGCTTTAATGACGTTTACCTTGGCTTGGGGCACGGTGTCAATTAGCCTGTGTGTGTGGTTTAATTCAACCTTAACGCCACCTGCCTCATAATCAATAAATAACTCTTTATCAACAATAAAACATCTAATTATTGCTGTGGGTGATTGCGAAAATCCCCAATCTAAACCAAAATAAAAAACGGCATTTGTGGGCGTTTCAAAATCTCTGACAATGTATTTACCTTTGAAAATTTGAGCATCAGTTGACGTCCTGCAATGCCCCTCCCAGATGTGCAAGTAGTCGTTGTAATCGATGGACTTCTGGTATTCCATCTCTTTTTTTAATTCATCGGAAAAATAAAGATTATCACCATAACCAACCTTAACTGTCAGTTGATTATCCCTTTTTTCGCTTAAAAATCGCTTGTAAGTCGGGTCGGTTTCCAAATTTGGATTAAAACTCAACCAAATTTCCGAGCCCGTTTTTCGAATGGTTGGGATCAAGACTTCCCAACTTTCATTTGATATTTTTTGAGCCTCCTCAACCCAGCAAATATCTACGCCTTCAAGCGACTTAATCGTCTGAACCGAATGTTTTAAGCCGTGGAATAAAAACTCAGTGCCATTTAGGCCGTAAATACCGTCTCTTGTTATTTTATAAAACGCATCAAGTCCAAACTTTGAAATGCAATCGCTTAATAATTTATGAACTGAGTCTCTGATCGAATTCTGAACATCACGGGTGCAAAGTATCCGCATTTTTTTTTGAGCACCAAAAATCAAAAGTGCAATGCTCATGCCCCATGACTTGCCGCCGCACGCCCGCCATAATAAACTTTGTATCTTTGCGGCTTAAACAGTGGTTTAAATGCCACATTCATTTTAATTGAACGATTATTCATTGTTTTATTATTTTAATTCAAAAAATAAAAAATAAATGAAAATAAACTTACACACAGTTATATAAGTGTGTATAATGATTATTAAGAGTTAAGAAAACTCAATTGACCAAGCAAAATCTTGGAAATTATGGAGATAATTAAAATGAAAACAATCAATGAAGTTAAGCAAGATTTAATCAGCAACTCTCAGCATGTAATCAACTCACCAAGCGATAAGCAATGCTGGTATTTGGCTAAATTATTAACCGAAAGAGGCGAAGATGCAACTGGTTTAATTAGTGCTTCATTCCACGGCGAAGAAATAACCAGCCGCTTAGTTTCACAAGAAATAGATGCCTTGGTTAATAACACTGGCATGTACGCCCCCAATAACGGCATGGGCTTCAATGCCGATTCAATCAACTTTTAAAGGATAAAAAAATGTTAAATTTTAAAATAAATCAAAGCGTTAAATCAACAATAAACGGGTTCACATTAACAGATAATCTTTATAACCTTCAGCCCTTAACAGTTGCAGGTTGCAAGGTGGGCATTAAGGTGCTGACTAAAGCAGGCAGTCATTTCAAGATTGAAAGCATTTTGCAAAACAAAAACAGAAGTGATGATTTAACTGTTGAAGTGGGCAATGGCAACCATGGCAACACCTACGGCTCATATAAGGGCGTCTTTCCGTCTTTATCGATTCAAGGTTAAAAAATATGAGTTCTTATAATATTTGTTAAGTTGTTGTGACTTGCAAAAGCGATAATCGGTCAATAAGAACTCCTTGGCTGGCAACTTGCCTTTAAGTTGCACTTAAATTAAAAACAGGACGGTAAATAATGAATAAATCAATTAGACCTCATTTGCTGAAGGGCGAACATTATGATGCTGATGGCAACATAACATTTGAAAAATGCGAAAAATGCGGCAATGTTATTGGCAAAAACAGCGGAACGATCAATCAATTTATTAAACGCTTTAAAAAAAAATGCGAATGGTGCAAAAAAAAATATGACGGCGTTAAGGTGTCCAAATTTTGCTCCAACGCTTGCAGACAAAGGAATAAGCATCAAAAAATAAAAAATAAATGAAAATAAACTTACACACAGTTATATAAGTGTGTATAATGATTATTAAGAGTTAAGAAAACTCAATTGACCAAGCAAAATCTTGGAAATTATGGAGATAATATGAACACAATCACACAAGAACAAGTTTTAGAAGCAGGCGGCAAAGTTTGGGAAAGAGGCGACATGAAAAGAGTTTACATCAATCAAGATACTTTCAAAAAACTTTTTGATGCTCACTTTAAAGAATATGGCACTCAATTCACCAAGGTTATTGATGTAGCCAAAAAAGCAAAGACTTGGTACGACTGCAACACTAACACTTTGCACTCACTAGATGGCTCAATTAGAAGTCCTTTAAACGCAACAGGCTACGCTTGCCAAGGTAAATAAAATGAACCTATTTTTATGTCTTAATACCCCTATACTCGCATAGGGTTATTAGGGCATTTTTTTAACTTTTTGTCCTTAAATATGGTGGGGGAGTAGGATTTTAACCTACACCTTTAAGCCTAATGCTTACACACCAAGCCCCAATTATTCAACAAATTCAACAACTAAATTAAATTGAGTGTTATTAGTAGTATTCGCTTCAATCAACGCCTTTGGCTCTACAATTGCATGAGCCTTGGTCATAACGCCTTGAGATTGCAATAAATCGTTAAAACTAATTTTGTCATCATTTGAGTTGTTTAATTTGTTTAAAGTTCTTTTAATAATATAACTTGTTCCTTTTATTACCCCTTCTTTTATTTTTTGGATTTGCTCCGCACGTTGTAGGATAAGGTGTTGCTCGTGTTCCTTGCGTGTTCCTATTTCTTGATTTATTTCTGCTAGATTATTTGCCAATACTTCATTTTCACGCCCTATGCCTTTGATAATTCTTGATACGATGCTTTTGCTCCTGTCGTATTTTTTCGCAAGTTCAATAACACCAGCACCAAGGCTAAATTCAGTCCTGATTTGGTCTTTCATGGCTGGTGATAAAGTTGGTTTTCTTGCTGGTTTTTTCATTTAAACATTATACCAGTTTCGGCGTGTGTTGCTTTCTTGCCTGTGTATGCCTGCCACCTATTTATTATAACATCGCAATAGTGGTTATCTATCTCCATCATATAGCAAAGCCTCAACGATAACGCCCGATGTTTCGTAACGTTTAAAATCATTTAATTTTAGATTTTGTTGCATCTTTTTAGTCATTTCAATGTATGTTCTTTGGTTCCCTAATAAACCCCTTGCAATAAATCACACATGGATGCCATGGGTGACAATTGTATTTAGGATGAATACAATAGGGATCGCCAAAACTCTCACAATAACGACACACTTTCTCTTTGCTAAAATAGTTATTAACAAAGTTATTTATCATTTTTTCTGATTTTCGCTTTCATTTCAGCCACCAATTTTGCGCATTCATCATCGGACAAATCACCTCGCGAAATGTCAGCACCAAAAAATTTGATATAATCGTCTGTTGCTTGTTTTAAGTTTTTTAATGTCAGATTTTTTTTCATTTTTTTTTATCACAGACAAAAACAAAATAACCAACGCAAATTAATAACTAATTGGATGATTATCCCGTATCCATCTAACATCTCAACGCCTTTGCCAACAATTTCCAATAACCATATTTATCAGCATACATTGAGTTATTATAATTAACAGATTTTGGCTTTTGCTTTTTAACTTTCATTTTTAAATCTTTAAAAGTGGTTGCTCCTTGTTCAATCTTGGCTTTAATTCTATGATGGTTAATGCCTAATTTAAGCGTTAATTGCCTTATGCTGTAGTATTCGCCTTCAATTAAATGCTGTTTATATCTTGATTTTTTCATTGAATCTTAATCCCGTTTTGGTGTGAATTGCCTTATGTAGTGCTTTATTTGGGCGTGGCTGCGTCCTACTGTTATTTTCGTAAGGGCTAAGGTTTTTAACCTTAATATATTTAAACCGTTCATCTAGTAATAATAGTTTTTTAAAAACTTAAAATGGGACTTTTTAATCTTAAATCGCCATTTTTTAAAAAAGAGATTAATCCACATTAACCTGCCATCACGGCTAAAACTAACGCCAATCATGCCTAAGCGCATTTTTAAAAAAATCAGTCTAAATTTTAGATTTTTTAAATTAATCATTTTCAGACAACATAGGCGGCTCGTTGCTGTGCCATTCGGTATAAACACCCGTATTAACGCTAATTCTTTCAGCAAACACCTGATAGCATTCTGACATTTGAGACGTGGTTAATTTAGTCGTACTTTTAACCCCGTATAGGTGTTTAGCGATTATTTTAAAAAGCCACTTTAGATTTTCCAACGTCCAAAGTCCCTCAATTTCTTTTTTTCCAATGACGATTTTATATTTTATACCAGCCTCGTTTAATTTTGAGGCGTATTCAGCCAATGTGCTATGAAGTGCATTGTTTTGGCGTGCTGTGCGTACGGCGTTCGTAACTCGCACGTTTAGCCCTTTTTTTGACGATGCAAGCATTTGTCTTAGATTATCAGAAAGTGTATCTATGTGGCTATTGTGTGTGATTAGATAGCCATTTTTTATATTGCTCATTGATTTTTTCTCAATCATTGCACCCATGCCAGTTCTTTGCCCTTGCCACGCATATTAAAGGCTTTCTGTACTTTATTAAAATCAGCCCATCTGAATGTTAAATTTTGATTTTCGCAAGCAATTATTTGAGATATTTGATTTTGCTCTATCCACCATTTGAGGCGTTGGTAATTGATTTTATTGTACTTGTATTTTTTACCACAACCTCCTGAATAAGGTGGGTCAATAAAGTATGTTTGATTTTTAAAATCAACAGACTGGTCATAAGCAATGTCATAATCGCCCAGTATTACTTCCCATTTTCTGATTTTAATTAATTGTTTGGCAATGCGATTTTTAACGTTTTGATTCCAAGTCCTGCAACTAGATTGTTGATTATATTTGAAAAACCACGGGCCCAAAATCTTTGACGGCCGTGGACGTGCTTTTGCCGTCCAAAAACCAATCAAAT